CCAGTTTTTTTGCCTTTAATCATTATAGGCTTTGCATTACTTCCAACTTGAGGCATTTATTTCTCCTTAAAAAGTGCGGGGGCTTTTACACCCCCGACTTTAATTTACAGCTTAGTCTATACCGTAGAAGGCAGATACTAGAGCTTCAGGTCGTAGAACCTCTGCTCCAAATACATGCAGACCACGACAGATGTCACCAAAGCTATCTGGATCACGAATGACCTCAGTGCTAGTGATAGTCTGTGCAGTTGCAGTAGAACTAACGTGACCAGCAAGGATCTTGCCAGCAGCGTTAGTAGTAGCTCCAATGTTGTTAGACTTATACATGTCAAAGCCACGCAGCTTGCCTGAAGAAACCAGACCGTTGCGGATAGAGCCTTGACCAGCGTTAAAGTCTACAGACATCAACTTAGAGCTTGCTTGTGAAAGCTGCTCGTAGAAGCTAGGCGGTGCTAGGAACCAACGACCTTCTTCTGGCACGTTTTGCTCGTCAAGTAGACGGGCCATGTGAGCCATAACATCCAAAGGATCGTGTTCGCCAGAAGCTTGACCAATGTCCAAGTTACCAGTACCGTCAAAAGTACCGCCAGCTAGGTCAGTGTCGCTGTCAGAACCAAGGATATGGTTAGGAGTAGCAGCCGATACACCAGCAAACATCTCAGCAATTACAGCAGAATCGAAAGCATCACGCAGAGCGTAAGCAGCCGATGAAGATGCAACTTCTTTGAAGTTTACATGAGACATAGAAGTTTCGATATCGTCAACGATAAACTTAAAAGCGTTAGCGTTGTCAACAACCAAATTAACTTCTTGGTCAGTTAGCTTAGTAGCTGTAGTGTCGCTGCCACGGGTGTAAGCAGAAACAGAAATTACAGGCTCTTTGATGATCTTTACAGAGTCACCGAAAGCAGTAATTTCACCAGCATAGTCAGTGTTAGTGATTGCTTCACATACAGAAGCTTTACGGAAGAAGTTTAGAACCTTCTTTGAGTAAACTGCTGGAAGGAAGTACGAGTTGTTTTGTCCTGCGACACTGTTTGCAAAGTTAGCATTAGTATCTGTGCCGGGTTCAAAATATTGAGCCATGTTATATTCTCCTAAAAAGACATTAAATTATTATGGGATTACTCTGCCTTCCATAATGGCTTGATCAATTTCACTTTCATATTTGTCAAATTGAGCCATCGAAAGTTTAGAGATTTCCCGTTGAGTCCACACCTTCGGTTGTTTTGCATCCACTGCATTTGTTTTAGTAGAAACAAAATCAGCCGCTGATGAAGTAGGTTGCGACTTTTTGTTCTTAGCAGACTTAGTAGAACTGAGTCCTGTCTCCAACTTATAAAGATCAATTGCTTTAATGGCTAAAGGTACATTATCTGGGTTGTTATAGATCCAGCCTTGAATTTGTTCTGGCTGTTCTTTGGCCCATTCGTGAAAACGATCATCGCCTCTTATTTCGTCAAAATCGGGATGCCTATCATGTAGGGCTGTTTCAGCTTCTCTACGTGTTATAGCAGCTTCTCTTTCTTCGATAACAGAAAGCTTTGATTTTATCTGCTCTAGTTGTTGTTCACTTTGTAGGTGAGCAACACTTTCAACAGTTTCATATAGATCAGGATATTGGCTTTTAAATTGTTCAAGATCTTCAAGTGACTTAGGCGGTGCGTAAGCAGGTTGTTGCTCCATAGCCGCTGCTTGTAACTCTAGTTCTCGTTGTTTAAAATCTGAAATCTTTTGATCATAATGCTTTTTTAAATCATCATAGCGTTTTTTATAGTTAGTTCTTTTTGCTGATGTTTCTTCAACTTCTTCAGGGGCCGCGCTGCGGGTAGCCTGTGTTTCAGATCTATCATCATAAAACAGCCCATCTGCACTTCCTCTACTTGGAGCATCTGGTACATGCCAGTCCTTTCGTGAATTGTACGGATTAGGTGCTTGTTCTTCAGTTATACTTTCAATTGCTTCGGACATAATCGTCACACTCCTTTTGGGGCTTGCTAGTCTTTCAAGGTGGCTTCGTTGTTCGCGTTTACAACAAAGGGTCTTGATACTTCAAGGTGGCCTCTAGGTTTATAAAGTGATAAGGGGTCTAAAATAGAGTGGCCTTATCGTGGGGTTACACTTGGCATACGGTTAGAACTAATCATTTGTCGCTTAATTTCTTCTTCCGTAAGTTCATCCTCAGTAATCCTATTAGACATTTCACCATTTCCCATAGGATTATAAGCAATACCACCAAATGCTTTTTTCATTAAACCACCGTCATAAGCACGTTCAGCATCGTCCATCATAGTTTGTAGCTGTTCCGCGCCTAGTTGATCAGTAGCCTTTCTGGTGAAAACAAATTCACCATCCGATAACCTTGCGGGTATCGAATCTGATACTCCAGTTCCGGGGCCATCTACTTCCCCTTCACCTGAGAATTCTCCTGCAACATCCATAACTTGATCAAAGATGCTGCTTAGACGTTCATCTTGTTCTAAAACGTCCATTAAATAATCTTGATCGTCTTCTTCTAACGATTCGTTTAGTATAAATTGTAAGTAGTTATCTTCCATTTCAGCATCAGGAAGTTGTGACTTTTCAGCCTCTTCTTTTTCGTCTTCTGGAATATTGTCATAAGTATCTTGTAGTTCTGGGGGCAGTAACATTGAACCACCTTCAGACATCATTGTTAAAGGCATAGTCGTAGGAGTTAAAGAAGCTTCCATTTCATTGATACTAGGTACTTCTGCTTTTCGCATTGCTTTTATTCTTCCTTTAAGCAATTTAATAATTCCACCAAAAGCTTTAGCTTCTCTTCCTTTAGCTACATCTGTAGTATATTCTTTACCGTCAAACAGAAAAGTATTTTCTCCTGCATTGTGAGCTTCGCTAAATGCACTTTCAAACTTGTCACGTTTGCTTTCAGTTAAACTTTCATATACATCTTTAACTGCTTCTGGGCCTTCTAGTAACAACATTGTTACACCTGCTGTACCCGCAGTATTTTTAGCCATATCACTACGATAAGTTTTTTGTTTCCGTACTAAAGGTTTTGTAGCTTCTTGGCTTTCAGTTGCATTATCTTTAAGACTTGCAATAATTGAATCTAAATCAGTTTTACCGCCACCGCCTGTAGCATAGTTTTCAAAAAACCGTAAACTCTTTTCGTCTTCTTTGTTTTCTTTAGTTAGCTTTTTAATTAAATTAGGATACGTTTCTTTTGTTTCAACTACAGCAGTATCTATTTGTTTGCGTGTTGGCTTCTTGCCTTGCTTAACATTCTTACGCAACATGCCTATAATCATTTCTCCAACTCTGCCGCCCTTGCTATATTCTTCACGCTCTGGTGGTACTAACATAGAGCCACCTTTAGATTTAACTACTCTAGGGCCAGTAGTTTCTAAACGATCTAAGGCAGGGCCGTACAGATCTACATCTGACTCATTTACATTTTCTCTAAACTCTTTAAGACCTTTAGCGTCTAATGTATTTAAATACTGAGAAACTTCGGAAGCACCTGTAAATAACTCTAAACTGTTTGCTGCTTCTTTAGGTGTCATAGAAGTTATCATGCCTTCTTGAGACTCAGCTATTTCAACACCGTAATCATCTCCTAACATTTTTAAACGCTCTTTTTCAGGGAGAGCATCCATAAGATCTATATATTCATCATTACTTAAAGTATCTAAATACTGAGGATTGTCAGCTAGGCGTTCTTCTAAAGCTTCGCGTATACGTTCAGCATCTACTTTATTCTTTTTTGTCTTTGATGCTTTAGCACCTGCTTCAGCAACTTCTTTATCAGAAAGTTTAGATAACAAACTTAAAACTTTCTTAGCTGACTTTTTAGGTATTTTCATGGATTAATCCTCAATTCTTTGTTTAGCTTCTTTTACTTGTTCTTTAAGATTTATTAAGTTAGCCAGAGAACTCACTTTCCCCTGCTTGCGGAACACTTCCAGTTCCGATGTTGCCACCGCCAGTCCCTGTAGCTCCAACATCTTGAGGTTGTTGAGGTGTTCCTTGAGGGCTTCCCATAGCTCCTGATTGGTCACTAGGGGGGACAGCCTCGCTGCCATTTCCTTGTCCAGCATTTTGTACTCCTATGATTTTAGCCATAATAGCCGCTTCTTCAGGATCATTTAGAATTTCATCAGGGTCTAAATCAAGACTGTATGCAAGCTCACTAATGATCTTAGAGATCTTAACAAAAGGTGCAATAGCAGGGTTTTGTGCAGTTTGTAAGAACATTGTCAATCGTTGACTACGTACTTCTTTCTGCATCAAGCTATTTGTACCCATAGCTTTAATTTCTAAATCGCCTTCTATTTCTAACTGACCATCGAAAAACTGCATGTTCCATTGATAGTATGCTTGACCTAAAGGCTTTAATAAAAAATCATCTAGGTTTTTAACAACAGTTTTAATATTAAGTGACGCAGCACCTAGCAACATAGACATACCAGAAGCGGTACGGGTCATAGACTGAACGCCTGTTTGACCATGTGAATAACTAGGTATTCCGGTTTGCTCGTCAGCAAGCTGCCTAAACTTATCAAACATCATCATATTTTCTTGAGAAGTGTTCGGAAACTTAACTCCATGAATAGCTTGGCCCGGCATTCCTGCTTGTCTGCGGAAGACTTTTCCGGGATATATTTCCATTGACTGCCCACCAACTAAAGCAGACTCGTCTACGTCAAAAACTAAAGAGCCACTTAAAGCAAGATTGTCAATTGCCATACGTGCGTGGCCGTTCATTATCTGTTGCGAGTCGTCCATATTTTCGGCAACACCAATGCCAAAAAAGCTATAAGGATTACGCTCGTAACTAAAGGCATTATAGGGCAGTCGATATGGAGTAAATGGATTAACAACTGTGCGGAGAAGCTTGCCATTACAAACCCAAGCATTAATTTGTACTTCATCTAAATCGTCAACATTTTCATCAAGCTCCATGCCAGCTTCACGCGCATACTCTGCATCCATGATTCCCCAGTATTCTAAAACTTCAAACTGTCCTGAACCATATTCTTCTGTACGCGCATCGTCTTTTAACTCATGCTCATAATCTTGTTCAACATAATTAGGCCCAAGCATTAACGCATCACGTATAGCATCTTTATCAAAATAAGGTAGCTTTGATAATGCTCTTAACTGAGAACGATTGAGCTTATGACGGTGGAAAGTGTATTCACACTCATCAATTGTGGTTGCGCTAGGGTCGGGGAAAAAGTCCCAAATACTAACAAATTCAATACGTGGTACACGCACACTAAGAGGGTCATAGTTGCGAGTACCCGTTGCTTCATCCTTTCTCCACCTTCCAATAGTTTTGTTGTGGTTAAACGGGCCTTTAATAATACCAGTACCAAATAAAGCCGCTTCAAAAATAGCGTTTCGTAATTCAGAAGATCCGTTTGATTCTTCTATTTGATCGTGAATTAACTTCTGCATTTTTCTAGCAGCTTCTTTAGCTGGAGAAACTTCTAATACATTAGGATCAGGAGAAGGGCCATCTGTTAAAGTAATTTCACCGTTTTCTTCTGCTTCATTTAGAAGTCTTTCAAAACGTGATTCACCTTGTCCAAAGGTTGCTCCAGCTTTTAAAACTTTACCATCCCCTTCATAACCAACATCAAAAGGATTAACAATTTCTTGTTCTTTTTTTTCTTCTTCTTCTTCTGAAAGAGATGTCTCTATTCCGGGAGTTGTATCAACATGTCGATATGTTGCAACACCTTCGGGAATAAGAGTTTCTTTAACTCCAATTGGAAACTGACCTGTTCCAAAAATAACATCTACTAACTGCCCAAAAGCAGCTAAAACTTTCGTTTTTGTAACTTTAATAAATACTTTAGATTTTTCAGATTCTCTAAAGCTTTGTTGTTTTCCGTACAAGCCTCTAAAATTGTGATAGGCTTTTAGCCAGCGTTGTTCGTCAGCTTCTCTTGCACTTTGAGATTGTTCAAAACGATCTTCAATTAACCCAACAAGTTTAGAACGCACACTCTCTTCAAGGTTCATTTCTAAACCATTTTCACCTTCTACTTGGTAAAAGATGTCGTTTGCATTTGCATATAACGAATTTTCTTCTTGCATTTAAATTACCTTTAAAGTGGCTTAGAAATAGACATACTGCCAGATAATTGGCCTCGTCCATCTTTATGTGCTTCTACTCTTAAATTAAAGCCGCTTTTTAGTTGTTTATTATAAGAAGCTCCCATACCATATGCTGATTTGTTTGCACCTACAGAAGACTTATTTTTTAATTGTTTTTCTATACTAATGTTCTTGTTACGACCACCAGCAGAGTCTTTATATTTACTAGCTGATACAACAGCACTTCCTTTTCTTAAACTTCCTGTCATACTTCCTGATTTAAATCCAGCAGAGTCTTTAAATTTAGTAGCTGATACAGCAGCACTTCCTTTTCTTAAATTTCCTGTAACACTTCCTGATCTAAATCCTTGATCACCTGATGCTTGAGCTACTAAAGAACCCACATTCCCAAATTGTTTTTGAGCTACTAGACCACCATTATTATATTTTAATTTCTTTTTTCCGTTCATATTAGTATCCAAAAGTTGTGTCTAAAGGTCTGAAATGTTGTTCTCGTTGAAACTGTCGCATCTGTTGTAAAGTATCGTTTATACGAGGTCTAGACATGATCAAGTATCTTAAAGCATCATATGCGTGATCAGGAGCATGTGTATTAACATCTTCAGGATTTGTTTTATCCAGAGGAATACTTTGTAGTTCGCGTATCAGGTTCGGGCAAGTATTAAATATTTGAATGCGTGGCCTACCGCTTGGCTGCAACTTCAAGTATTCATGGATCTGTATTTTGCCCTGTATTCGGTTCTTATCTGCTCTTCTTAACTTATGTCCTGCTCGTTGAAGAGTTTCTCCGACTGTCGGGCCTGTTGTTCCGGTGCGACTCCAGCAAGCTGTGTCTAAAACTCCCGCAACACTTGTAGGATCTTCTAGTTCCATGTTCATTAGCATATCAGCTAACTCTGTACCTAAAAGACCTTTTTTATATAGTTCTCTATATATAATTAAAGTTCCATCACTAGGATCAACTGTACCCCATACACATGCACTTTCTGAAGCATATCCATAGTCAATTCCTTTTGCACGTTCCCAATGTAACGGAATCTCAAAAGGAGTTATTACATGATTCATTGGATTAAACTCTGTGAATGCTGCACCTTCGGCAACATCCCAATTCCCTTCTAACAGTTGTTGACGCTGTGTAGGCGGCAAAGCCTGAAGCATCTTTTCATATCTACCATCTGTTGCTAGAAAAGGATTGTCTTGTAATCGTGCTGGTATGAACTTTCTGGTTAATCCATCATTACCTAAAAAAGAACTGTTGGGTGGAGCCACATCAATATAACGCTTTTTAACCCATGTTGCTCCCGCACCCCCCGGATTTGCTGTGCAGCGCATATATACTTCAATTTCAGGATCAGTAGTACGTAATCGTGATGCTAAGTAATTCCAAGCAAATTCTGTAGGTAGGTGTGTAATCTCATCAAAACCTATCCAACTATATGCTTGACCCTGATAGCGGTAAACATCCGCATCACGCTCAAGGAATCCAAACTCTATTTTAGCTCCGCTTGGAAACGTCCAAAGCTTTTCTACTTCTTTATACTTACATCCCGGAAAAGCTTTAGGATATAACTCTCTAGACTTGTCTATTAACTCGCGGAGTTCCGGCATAGACCGTCTAATAATCAAACCCCTGTGAGACGCCCTGTGAGCGTATCTAAGAGGGTCTACGAGCATCGCGTAGGATTTACCACCTCCGGCTGCTCCTCCGTACAGAACGTCTGTTTCACCCGCTGCAAGGAAGTCTTCTTGTGGCCCTTCGTTAGCCTTAAAGATAACATCATCTGTAGCTTCTTGAGCTAATGCACTAGGTAAACTGTCTAACTGTACATCTTCTATTATCTTACCTTCGATAGAAGATTCTTTGTTGTCTAATTTATTTAAAGTTTTCTTGGTGCTACTGATAGCCTTTTTATAACTATCGACTTTATTCTGTGCTGCTTTAAGTTTCTTTTCTTTTTCTTTTACTTGTTTCTTTGCAGCCATTTTAGCTTTAGTTTGAGAATGATATGTATATCCTCTTCCC